TGGAGGGTTTTTTTTTAACGACAATAATCTCGTCGTCTATTATTATTTATTATGTTATTTTTTTTTTTTATTATTATTATTATTATTATTATTATTATTATTATTATTATTATTATTATTATTATTATTATTATTAGTATTATTTTATTATTGGATTTTAATTTATATATAAAACGAATCCAATAAATCCAATACATCCAATACATCCAATACATCCAATACATCCAATAAATAATATAATTAAATAATTAATAATAATAATAATAATAATAATAATCCATAACAATAAATCGAAAACGAAATGCCGGGTGGACTACTAAATCTCATTTCGTACGGAAACCAGAACGCGATTTTAAACGGAAACCCAAAAAAATCGTTTTTCAAAACCACGTTTAAGAAGTACACCAACTTCGGCCTGCAAAAATTCCGCATTGATTTCGACGGGCAGCGCAAGCTGCGGATGGCCGAAGAATCGAAATTCACGTTTTACGTGCCGCGATACGCAGAACTGCTCATGGACACATACATTTGCATAACGCTGCCCACCATTTGGAGTCCCATTATGCCACCAAAGGATTTGGACGGCAAGTGGGCACCGTACGAGTTCAAATGGATCAAGGATTTAGGCACGCAAATGATTAAAGACGTCACTGTCTCGGTGGGCGGGCAAATCTTGCAAAAGTTCTCCGGCAGCTACCTGTTGTCCATGATACAGCGCGACTACCCCACCGCCAAGCGTGAGCTGTACGACGAGATGACGGGCAACGTGCCCGAGCTGAACAACCCGGGGTGCTGCGGCGCGCGCGTGAATCAGTACCCAAACGCGTACTACACGCCGGACCAGCGCGGCGCAGAACCGTCCATTCGCGGGCGCAAGCTCTACATTCCAATCAACGCGTGGTTCACAATGAGCAGCCAGATGGCGTTTCCGCTCGTGTGCCTGCAGTACAACACGCTGCAGATCGATGTCACCATCCGCCCGGTGCGCGAGCTGTACACCATGCGCGACGTCACCGACATCGACAACGGGTGGCCGTACGTGCAGCCCAACTACGTGCTTCCCGAACACCAGTTTTACCGGTTCCTGCAGACGCCGCCGGATGTGGCGCTCACGGTTACCTCGTACAGCGACAAACGCGTCGACTGGAACGCGGACGTGCACCTCATTTCAACGTACGGGTTTCTCTCCGCAGAAGAGACGGCGGCATTTGCGGCCAACGAGCAAAAGTACTTGATAAAGGCGGTGTACGAGTGGGAATACAAGGGCGTCACGGGCAACACGCGCGTGAAGCTGGAAAACTCGCTCGGAATGGTTGCGAACTGGATGTTTTTCTTCCGGCGGAGCGACATTTCGATGCGGAACGAGTGGAGCAATTACACGAACTGGCCGTACGAGTACCTGCCGTACGACATCGTACCTGGGCCGGAAACGTTTGACGCCGAGCACGCGGCAGCTGAAGGGTGGTCGCTCGTCACCGCCGTCAAGAGCGTTGTGCTGGGGCCCGGCAGGGATCCGCCCGGACTGGTCGCCGTTTCGACGACCGTGGGTGGAACAACCACCAACACGTCGCACGTCGAGCAGAATTCCAACCGCCGAACGGGCTTGCACATTACCGGCCCGTTCGAGGGCGAGAACCAGCGCGATATTTTAAACACGATGGGCATCATGCTGAACGGCAAGTACCGCGAGAACATACTGGATGCCGGCATCTACAACTACGTCGAAAAGTACGTGCGAACAAACGGCAACCCGAAGCCGGGGCTGTACTGCTACAACTTCTGCATCAGCACCGACCCCCAAAACTTGCAGCCGTCGGGGGCGATCAACATGAGCAAGTTCACACAAATCGAGCTCGAAATATCGACCATTTATCCAACGCTGGACCCGAACGCGTCGTTCTACACCATTTGCGACCCAAATACCGGGCTCCCAATCGGTGTGAACAAGACAAACTGGCGCATCTACAATTACACGTTTGATTTCGTGGTGCTGGAAGAGCGCTACAATGTGCTGACATTCGCATCCGGAAATTGTGGGCTCATGTACGCGCGGTAATCGGGCGATGCGATGGGCCAATAAAATGTTTTGGTTGGGTTGGGTTGGGTTGGGTTGGGTTGGGTTGGTTGGTTGATTGTTTATGTTTAGAGCTAAACTATTTAAACGAAATACGATAAACCACTGTATCACATTCAACTAAATTAGTTATGTCAAATATGGAACCACCACCCCCTGCATCCACCGCATCCCCTGCTGCCGCGGTGTCGGAAGAATTCGCCACATGGGAAGATCTCGACGAATTAAAAACGGATCTGCTACGAGGAATTTACGCTTACAATTTTGAAAAACCGAGCCATATTCAGCAGCGCGCGATATTGCCCGTCATGCACGGGCGCGACGTGATTGCGCAGGCGCAGTCGGGTACGGGAAAAACCGGCGCGTTCGGGGTCGCCACACTGCAAGTCGTGGATTGCACGAAATCCGAGGTTCAAGCACTTATTATGGCACCCACGCGCGAGCTGGCCAAACAAATACACGACGTTATTACGAACTTGGGCGGACAAATGTCCGGATTGCGAGTGCAGCTGCTGGTCGGCGGTACGTCCACCGACGACGATGCGCGAATCCTGAAAAATGATACCCCGCACATTGTTGTGGGATGCCCGGGTCGGGTGCACGACATGATACGCCGCCGCTTCATCAACGCACGCACCATTCGTTTGCTGGTCCTGGACGAAGCCGACGAAATGCTGTCCGCCGGATTTAAAGATCAAATTTACAATATATTCCAGTTTCTAAACAACGATGTGCAAGTGTGCTTGTTCAGCGCGACCATGCCGCAAGAGCTCCACACGCTATCCGATAAATTCATGCGCAACCCCGTAAAAATATTGGTCCACTCCGAAATGCTCACGCTGGAGGGCATTTGCCAGTACTACATCGGCCTGGACGACGATGAATGTAAATTCTCCACTCTACAAGACCTCTTCAAAACCATTTCTATGTCGCAATCCATCATTTACTGCAACAGCGTGAAACGCGTGTCGGATTTGACGGAAGCGATGGTGCTGAAGGGTTTCCCCGCTTGCTGCATTCACAGCGGCATGGAAAAGGACGCGCGCGACGAGGCGTACTCCGATTTCAAGTGCGGCAAATACCGCGTGCTCATTTCGTCTGATGTGACCGCGCGCGGAATCGACATTCAGCAAGTGAGCACCGTTATTAATTTCGACTTGCCCAGGAGCGTGCACACGTACTTGCACCGAATTGGCCGGTCCGGTCGCTGGGGTCGCAAAGGTACCGGGATCAGCTTTGTCACTCGGCGCGACACGAAACAGTTAAAGGATATCGAGACATTTTACAATACCAACATATGCGAGCTGCCATCATCGTTTAAAGCCGCAGAATAAAAATAAAATCATTGAAAGAATCATTTAAATAAATAAATAAATAAATAAATAAAATAAAAACATCGAATAAAATATGATTTTATTACACCTTTTTACATTTCAAACGCAGGATTTATCCATACATTTTGGTGAAACTATTTTAAACAAACTGCCTAACGTCGCGTTGCGCCACATTATTTGGAACGTACCGCTTGAGGAATTGTTGCTTGAACATGCTAACAAATTCATCCTTGCTGTACGTCAGCGCGTATATATCAACCAATTTTGTTGGTGTTTTTTCAGCGCAGACGGTGTATCTGTACTGAGTGTATAATTCCACCATCGGCATAAAAATAAATTCTGCCACCGCAGCCGAACCGCGGTACAGCGGCATTGCCTGGCAAAACCACCACCACATTTTGGCAATTAACTCCGTTCTACGGTGCATAATTTTGGAATCGGGATTATTGCGACTGCGACTGCGACTGCGACTGCGACTACCACCACCAAGACTGCCGCTGCCGCGCCGACGTGTATGCATTCGCCTCACAATCGCGGAATGCCGCATTGACGAAACAAGCTCCTCGTACAGAAATGATATCGTGTCGAAAATTCCCTGCATCGGCTTTTTACCAGATTCTTGAAAATGGTGCCATGACAAAGTTCCGTACTCCTCGTCGCGCTCTAAAATTGTTAAATCGTACTCGACGCGCGCCCCGTGTTCCAGGCGCTCGCTGATATACCAGAAATTATTTTCACGACCGATCCTATTATCAATGTAGGGAATCAAGTGCGCACCGTTGCATTCAATCACGGGCGATGTTGAATCGGGGTAAGTGTCAAATCGCACCCCAGATCGTCTAGGTGTTGTTGGTCCAACCCGCGGTTTTCCAATTTCTGAAAATGCGGGATCCATTTGCAGAAATGCAATTTCTTTGCGACGCAACGCGCAATACCACACTATTTCCATGATCGGTTCTGCGCGAAGAAGCTTTGTAGCAACGCGCTGCTTGATATCGCGCGCTTCAGTTTCGAATATGTTCTGCAAGTATTGAATTTTCTGACGCGGTCCCGCCAACGACGATGACGACGACGCTCCCTCAGTTGAAATGGCTCTATCTGCGAAAATGTTATTGGAATTCATGAGAGAATTAACCGCATCAAAAAACCCGGTTTGGACAAGTAGTCCACAAGTTGAATACATTTCAACCCCGTCATTATCATTCGCGCTGATCCTCGATAATTCTGCGCGAATAAACCCGAAAATGGGTTTCTTCTTAGAATTTCTAAATTTAGATGCGCGCGGCTCGTTGTATTTTAAAAATTTTGTCAACCATGCGCGGTACATGGGCGTACATGCGGGATACTCCGCTACGACATCGGTTGACATTTATTATTAATATAATAATATATGATATTATTATATATTTATTTTTTTATTTTTAAATTTTTAAATTTTATAAATAACTCAACCCCTGCAACAATGAATCGGCCATGTCATCTTTTTTTTTATGCGCTTCAAATACGGGCCGCCATTGGAGCGCGGTACTTGCGCTCATTTTAAACTTGATCTTCTTACAATCGTTACTACCCACACACGCACGGGCAACCCCGTCGTCACCACTTAACAATTTGCGCACGCACGCAATACCCATCTTCTTTCGCCCGTCGTACGTGTCGATTTCGTCAGCATCGTCATTAACGCTCGTCCACGCCTTCAGCTTATTTGTCGCCGATATGTAGGATATGTGGTCAGGCGGTATCCCGCGCATCAAAAAATACTGCGTCACCATCCCTTGCACGGTCTTCATTCGCGTGGCGATGGGACTTATCTGGTTTTCAATAATTACATTGTCCGGTTTATCCGATGATGGTCCGTAGAACAGTTTATCAAATTTTATCATAAGGTTAGAACCAACTGTAATGAGAGAAACGTGTTCCGGTTCATGTTGTTTTGCTTTTAACATTGGTTTTGATTTTATGCCGGTAGGAACCGGATCCAGTATTGCCGATATCTCATTCAGTGCGTCATATGCGTGCATGTACCGCGTGCGCATGACGTGTCGCGCGCGATCCCGCATGACCGATTTCAGTCCGGTCCAGCGCGGGGCTGCCATTTCCCATTCCGGCTCGCATGCGTCGTGCGCTTTGCAGAATGTGAACAGTTGTTCTGCGGTCCCGGCGTTGAGCAGCTTGGCCGGTTTAAGCGGCCCGGCGACAACGACTTCGTTTGTGTCGGATGCAAAATGAAATACTTTTTTTTGTGAATGATGATTATCGCCCTGATACTCACACTTATTACCAGATTCTCTCATTTTGTTGGCGTGTCTCTTACAAATAAAATGCAACTGGTCCTCTTTATAATAAAAAAATGCGGCGTTGGACGCGCATGCGGTTGTTGTATTGGATTTGGATTTGGATTTATGAATCGAATGCGAGCATTTATGATGAGCTGCTGCGCGCTGGGCGGCGGCAGCCTCGTCTTGTTCGCTACGACACACGTCAATAACTCCCCATTGCAGGATGCTGCATTCGTTTATTACTGCACCGTCGTCGTCGTTGGCGGTTGCGGCGGACACATCCAATAAACAAAAAGCCAGATTTTTTATGCCAACGTCGATACTGAGCAGTTTCATCATTTATATTATTTATATTATTATTACGTATGTTTATTACGCGTATCGTTTATTACATATCGTTTATATGTTCTAAACTGGTGGCGCCGTTTGGTGCTGTATCGGTATATTCTTGATCAGCGATTTGTCCGACGGGCACTTGACTTCTTTCGGGGCGTATTCGAAACAGTTATTGGCCGAGTCTTTGAACTGAAACTCGTTGGAATTGTCGGGGGTTGGGTACACCACAATAACGCGAGGTGATGGAACCACAACGTACACGTAAAACATCCCAATCGCCAGACTTATCAGGAAAATTGGAAACGATACGTATTCGAACATTGACATTGTATTATTATTATTATTATTATTATTATTATATGTTATAAATATATTATTTATTTTATTGGTAAAATAAAAAATATGTCATCATATTATATTATTATTATTATTATTATTATTATTATTATTAACATGTTCAGTTGTTGCAGTCGTTCCGAAATCGTACCGACAAATAGGGCACGTCGTATGTGTTGCTAACCACTCGGTTAATCCGTTTTCAGAAAAATAATGCCCGCACCGCATAACCAATACGCGGGTGTCGTTTGTGAACGTGTCTCTTGTAATGGGGCACAACTCATACGTCCGGCGATCTTGCCCAATGTCAGCGTATCGCATACTGACCGTATTGTCGGCAATATTTGCCCTTGGCCGCGTTGTTGTTCCGGGCGTGTTTGTGGTATTCGCAGCATGATGCGGATTATTAATGTACGATGCCAGTAAATTAAAAATGTTCGTATCCGTGTCGTGAATCGGTATATTGAAAGTGACGCCGGATATAAAATCAACATCTTCATCAGCGCGGACATTTGATGCCGATGTCCTGCGAGCGGCGCGATCGGCGCGATCGGATTCCGGTGGCGGAACCAGCCCGCCAAACGATTGGGGTGTCCGGGTCTGGGTCTGGGTCTGGGTCTGGGTCTGGGTCTGGGTCTGGGTCTGGATGGTCGCGCGCAGTGTGTCGCTTATCGACCGGAACATTGCGCTCGTATCGCGAACGTGTTCATAATAAGCGTCTAAAAATGACATGTATGCCGGCGTCAGGACCGTCCCACCCCTGCCTCCATATAGTCGGCGATCCATGTTATTATTTAGTTTATTTACTTTATGATATATTTTATATTTTATATTTTATATTTTATATTTTATGATATATTTAATTTTTATTTATATCGTAAACAACGTAATATAAAATGAAATCATTTTTGTTATTATGACATTGCCGCCTTGACGCGGTTCAGTTTTACGGTCGCCGAAGACGTGGACAGTATGGGCCGCACCATATTTTTAAATCCGGTCGTTTTCTGTACGAGCCGGCTCTGGCTCTCATTGTCGTAATCGGGAATGACCTCGTTGTAATCAAACTTAACTTCTGAATACATCTTAATCAGCGGTAGGAGCGTTTCGTGGATTCGACCGACTGCATCGGCTACAACGGATTGTTCTACACCCACCACCTGCTGCTGAGACGACGACAATTCGCGTTTTGTTGTTTGTATTTCCGTCTGTATTTCAACGTTTAAACTGTGCAGTTTTTTTGTGCGCTCGGCGTTCTGCACCACGTGATAATATTGCGTCCTGAGTTGATCGTACTTTGTGAATGCGTCATTCACTTGTTTTTGGAGTTTTCCAAATTCCGCAACCGTGTCTTCTTCGGTTGCGTAATTAAACAACAAGTTTAATTTAAGCTGGATCGTTTGTTCCTTCAACCGGTTGACTTCCTTGTACGCGTCGTACATCAGCGTTTCTACGTTGTGATATTTAGGTTTTTTAATGATCTTGTTCATGCACGGCCTGGTCGCCTTGCACGCGATTCGCAACTCTCCATTTGTGTTTGAAAACGTCATTCCGCCTACTTGGCGACAGTTCACGCATTTAACCGAATTGCGCAGCGCGTCCATTCGCGATCGTTTTTCGGGCAACGACAACTGATTGCCGTGGTTGGTTAAAAAATTCTTCTTAACGTCGGCTATTTTAGATTCGTACACGGCTTTCAACTTGTAGTACTCGACTATTCCA